CGAGTAGCTTTGACTGGGAAGCTGGCTCCAGTGTTATCTCTATGTTCTGATTCGGATATTTCCCCGTTTTCTAATTTGTTTAAATATTCGTCTAGTGACATTTTACAACCTCCAATATAATCTTATATTAATTTATACTAAAATCCTACTTTTCATTATCCTCCATAAGTGCGTTTGATTACCTTAGAAATTTTAAAAGCTTGTGGCACTTCAATATTAGAATCTTCAGCGCGAATTTCCAGTCCTCTATTTCTAATATCTTCGTGAGAAGGTATGAAATGTTTTTGAGTTTTTTCTTCTGTATCCTTATCCCAAAGGACTTCGGCTAGAGCTTCTAACTGGTATACGTCGTTATCTTTCTTAATAGACTCTAGGAGAAGTTTAATATCCGCTTTTAAGTTCTTGAACGTAACTCCTTCGGATAATTGCATCTCGTCTTGATATAATTCACATGTTTCGTACCAAGCGTTTAATTGTTTCAGAAGAAGATTCAATACGTCAAGATACACAGCCTGACTAGTGGGATCCTTTCTCTTATAATTCTTAGGGTGAAATACAAAAAAACTTGATCTGGCTCCACGATACGCATGAGGATCCGGATTTTTATCGGCGAAGTCTTCTCCTGCATCTATTAAAGCTTTAACTGTTTTATCCTTAGCGTCGATATTTTTCTTTATCTGATCATCTGCTTTGTTTATAATTGACTCTGCGCTAGTACCTGTGGGCAGTTCCATATCTTTTAAAGGCTCATTAGTCTTCTTCATAGGGTTTTCTTCTTTTGGGTTCATCTTTCTTCTCCTTAGCTTTATTCTTTTCTTCATCTATCTCATCTAATACACTCTCTAACATACTTAGAGTACTAGAAAGGCTACTGGCTTGAGTAAAAATTCTTTGTACGAATATTCTCTCAGTCTCAGTCAATGTTCCTTTAAATAATACTGCCTTACTATCGTTCACTATATTTTCAACTAAAGCCGCTCTGGCCCAGCAAGTTGCTACATCAAAAAGTGGGTTATTATTTTTTTTCATATTAACTCGTGACCTTCTATTCGCAATACTTTATAACCCTTATCGTACCACTTATTATCTTTTATAGCGTCTTTCATGTGAATCCTCACAACATCCTCGGCCGTCTTACAAAACCATCCGTCAGGCTTAGGAAAACATTTATCGCAGGCGTGCCACTTACAGCCGTCTACTTCTATAATCAGCTTCTTGTTCGGAATGTAGAAATCTACTAAAAATCCCTCGACGGGTTGTTGTTTAAGATATTTAACTCCTAATTCCTTTAAATACGCTTCTACTGTTCTTTCAGGCTCAGTATCGTTATATCTTCGTCCATATCTCTGGACCTGCTTCAGTTGACGTCTTCTCGCTTCTTCTCTCTTCGCATTATTCCACTTAGGTCGTTCAACTCGTTCCCATCTTTCCTTGCAAGCCTTCCTAAATGCTAGCTTCATTTCGTCCGTCCATAAAGCCTTCATCTTCTTCTTGAATGCCATTCTCTTCTCGGCTGTCCATGTAGTCTTCAGCTTCTCCTTAGTCTCGGAAGAGTGTTTATAACCTTGACGAGATTTTAATCTCTTCGCCTCCGTCTCAGGAGAAGGTCTACGACCTAAACTAGCTTTACCTATCTTCGCCTTAGTATCCAGCGAATGTTTACGACCTAAGTTACCTTGGCGTATCTTCTCTCTAGTAGCAGGAGAAGTCTTGTGGCCCATATGAGCCAGGCTTAACTTCTTTCGCGTTTCTAACGAAACTATTCGAGTTACGATAAGGGGCATGAAATTCCTCCACCTTCAAAAGTATCATCCCCGCCGGGACGTGTAAACCAGTCATCAGGTTCCTGAGTCACTTTTCTAGTTTCGGCTCGTGTTAAAACAGTTCTCTTCTCGCGTAAAACTTTAGTGACACCTGTAAAACAAACAGATATCTCATTAGTTCCTTCAGCGGGATGATCTATCTTTCCACCGTAATCTTGTAAGGCCTTCAATTCTATTGTAGCCTTTTCTACAATGTTCTCTCTGAAGAGAACGTTATATTTATAATAATTAAACTGCCCTGCGTACATTTCATCTTTAAAATTAGCATAATCAGAAGCGTTTAGTCTAATCTTTTCGGCTTTAATACCTATAGCGTTAAGGTTATTAATTCCACCTGAAGCTTGCCAATGATCCGAACCTGCATAAACTATCGAAATCTTTTTCTTCAATTCTTTTATAACGGCTTCGACATCGTTAACGTCTACAGGGATCCTCTTTCTCTTATCCGGAAACCATTCTAAAATCAAATCTATTATAATTCGAGTTGCTTCCAGGTGAGCTATAACTAAACACATACCATCATTCACTTCACCTCTGTCTGCCCAGGCTACATGTTGAATAGAACTAGATCTACCTGGAACTAACCACTCAACTAACTTCTTTCTGATTAACTGTTTACCTGTAGCTAACGTAATATTTTCCGTTACGAAAGAAGCTAGCGCAGGTCTATCTGTTACACAAGTATCTATTCTTTCAGGATATTCTACAAACGACGTAGCACGTTCCGTAGGAGGCTCGCAAAGATATTTCGTCTTAGATTTTATAGGTCTTTTATCAAAATCATCCCATAACTCTAAAGGAACTTGGAAACCTTGAAAATCGAAGCGTTCCTTTCCGAAGGCTATAGGCTTCATGTCCCACGTAGTTGCTTTTATTCCAAAAACTCTCGAGCCTGAGACTAGAGATTCTTTGTATTTACGTACAGTAAAATCATCCTCATAGCGAGGAAAACTTTGCGAAATAAGCATTGACTTACCTGGAAATCGGGACTGAGAAGATGTCTTTAACATATCATGAATATCTTCAGCTGCGTCCTTCTTAGACGTAACAGGAAAACCTGATGATTCATCAATAGTGCTTATAATGATATTTAAACCTTCTGTAGTATTTACTTGAGAATGTCTGGAGAAAGACCTGATATTGTGAGGAAAAAGAACTTCACGAGGATGAATAATTACTACATTATCTATGGCGTAATTATCCCTATTCTTGAAGTCTAAATCTCTACTTGATTTTCTAACTCTAAAGTTCCTGCGTAACCATTTCCAATGCATCAATCTCTGGCGAAACTTTTCAAAGAAAATATTAGCCGCTTGATCTGCTGAAGACGCTACATTCAACATATCGATAGGTTCGCCGGGAAGATTTATACCGAACAAATATAATTGAGGGTTTTTAAGGTGAGAAAGAACATAAAAAATATAACAAAAGATGAAGGCGGTTATTACACCTTTTCCTCCACCCTTACCTACCAAGAGAACTAATTCTTCGTAAAGCTCCTTTAAACGATGCTCCGCATTAAACATTAAAAGAGGATCGTTTCCGAGAAGAGCTAAAGCCCCTTTCTCTTGTAACTCAGAGATAACAGGAAAGTTCATATGATCTTCATCTCTGACGAACTGAGAGAAAGGCAAAGGAACCTTTATCCAAGGCGAATCTGCAGAACTCCCTACAGATACCTCATAATGCTTTAATAATCTATCTTCTAAGTCCATAGGGGCCATCATTCGGTTTTACCCGATCCTAAATCTTTACTTCGAGCCGTCCTCTTTATAACCTTATCAATGAAAGCTTTACTGTTTTCAGGATTAGATTTTAAAAAATCCAAGGCTATCTGTACTACTTCTTCTATAGCATTCTCTCTAGCCTTTTCCACTTCTGAACTACGTGCTTTTTCTAAATCATGTCTATAAGTCTTTATCCTATCATAACATTGCATTAAACTTTGATTCTGAGAATAAGTCTTGATTTTAGACTGCGTCTCAAAACCATGTGCCATAATCTCAAATTTATGGATCAACTCTATTAAAGAATCTACACGTGAAAGTTTGGCATGGAGAACTTTACTCTCCTGTAACTCTCTATCACTTAATGACCTCTCTAATTCTAATCGAGCAATGGCGGCTAAAGGTTCGAAAAAGTTAGCTCTAAAACCAAAAATAACTTCAATTGATATAGGAAAGTCCTTAGTAGCTAAAAATCTCTTTATAGCCCAGGGCGACTTTCCTTCTATGAGTAACCTTACTACTTCCATGCTGTAAGGAGAATTTAATAACTTATCGCCCCTACTTTCCATTATCTTATTTCTCCTCGAGTTCGTATATATATTTATAAATAATAGGAAGATTAAGCATAGTCATAACCCCCTTCGCCTGTAATATGCCCTAACCTTTGCAATAGATGTAACGAGGGCTTGTTGTATAGTAACCTGATTAATGTCCATAATCTTGACTATTTCGCTCTGACTTCTGCAATATAGAAAAAATAATGAGAACACTAAAAGTTGTTTAACAGTTAAAGTATCTTTAATTGTATCAAAAAGATCTTCACCCCTCAAAAGTTCAAAGGAATCTCGCTTAGACGAATCCATGAAAGGTTTTTCAGGAATTGCAAAAACTGCTTCAGAAGGTACTTCTATAAAAGTTCTAATTAAACATTCATCATCCTCTAAAACTTTAGAAATTCCACAATAATTAGTTAAACCTAAATAGTTAATTATCACCTTCTTGCCGCCTGAATAGCTAAACGTCGAACCCAATCGGGAACGTACCCAAAAAATTTAAGGAATCTCCCTTTACACCTGTAAAAAGCTTTCTCGTGTAACGTATAACCAAAAAGCATTAGAACCGCACCAGGTTTGACTCCAAAGCCCTGTATGACGATACTCTCATCTAAAATAGCTTTATCCTGATCTAAATTCCACACTACGTAAAGAGCATCACGAGAAGTAGACATTAGTTATTAGCTCCTCACAATATCAAGCCCTAAGATTCACAGGTAAAAATAATTCCCCCGCCACTTCCCTAAAGCCTTGAAAATCAGAAAGATCAGGTTTAAGTAAACATCCTGTAGCATCAACGTCCTCTGCGGGATGAGTTAACTCGTGAGTCATGTCAATAGATATTAAATGACGGAGAAGAACGAGATCCTTCTGCTCAGGTGTTAAAGGTTCCCAAAGAGGTTCACAAATAACTAAAACATACCTGTAAGGTGTTAAAAGAGAAACAGGTCTACTTACAATTTTCATAGACGCTACTTGCCTCTTCTTAAGAGTCTCCGGAGCTCCTTCGTTAGAGAACGAAAAATACGAAGAAGCGTGAGGGGGTTGGTTCGTTAAAACACACGCCAACTTTCTAGTCTCAAAATCTTCTAAGTAAGCAAAGCGTTTACAATCCTCCTTATTTTTTAAACCTTCTAAAAGAACTTTTACTCTGTCATGAATCTCGGAAGACAGCTCCCAAGTTAACTCTGGCATATGGACCCCTTTATTTATTTAATTTTTTTAATTTACTGCGACGTACGCATACGTATCTGTAAAGCTTATCAGGATTTTCATCCGGGAAAATTTTTAATACTTCTTTTACTATCTCGGGAAGAGACATACCCTTCTTTAAAAATTCTCCTATATAATTACCCTTACACTTACCGTCTTTATCCTTCATAACACTCATAGTACTCCTCCTTGTAGGTTTATTTACTAAATCTTCTTCTGCAAATAAATCAATTGAAGCTTTTACAACGCCACTCATCTTAAAATTTACATACGTTCCATTAGATACGCACTCCCAACAATACACCTCTTTAGCTTTAGGATCTACGTTCAAAACAATATTAGAACAAAGCCTGCATTTCTTATCTGTTCGTTTATGATTTAACACTTTTACCTCTCTTAACGTCTTAATCTATTGCTTTCCTCTAATCTTAAAACCTGAAACAGCTTTCTCTATTTCATTTAGGCTATTGGCAATGCAAGTAAACAGTTCCTGTCGATCCAACACATGATCACATTTAGGGCACTGAAGTTCAGAAGCTTCAGTCTTAACTTTATATCGCCACTCAGGATTTACTATGACATCCTTCTTCTGGAGAGGTGCTTCAAATGTAACGTTAGCTGTGGCCCAAAATGTTTTACATTTAGGACACGTTAATCTTGCAAGAACTTTATCAGACATTCGTAGGAGCCTCACTCGTAAGAGTTAACTTAGAAGAAGGTGTTTCCCAAATCGTTAGTTTAATGCGACAAACGCTAAATATAGAGTTCCGTAATCTCGACAACATTACGAGTGACAGATTCTCCACTGTCGGATTACCTTCCATCACGTACTGCTTCTGCTTATTTGCTATCGCAAACGCACATAAATGGATATCTTTCTTATTTATAATCGTAGCGTGATCGAACTTCTCCTTTAACCATTCTCCAAAGAACTTAAAATCGTGAAAATCAAATAGGAATCCGTTATCGGTTATATAATTAGAAGGCTTCGATACTTCTACCCCTACCTTCCATCGGTGTCCGTGTAAATTCTTACACGCGCCCTCATAGTTCAATAAACGATGTGCCGCATCAAACTCAAACGACTTCTCAACAGTCATTTCTGAAAACTTAACTTCGCTCATTTAATCCTCCGAATACTTTTGATTATCTTCTTATAATACTTGATACCACCTTCTAACTTCATACGATGATAATAATTGTATTCTAATTGAATACAATCAGCTAAATCTCTAAAGGCTTTTCTTTCCGTAAAGTTATATCCCCAGATGAGAGCTCCAGGATGACTAATGACATATACACGATCCTTCTTCATATACTTAACTTTGAAAGAAATTAACTCTTTGAAAGTAACTTTATGGGTCGAACCTTGAATACTCTTTCTCTTTTTATACACTACACTTTCCTCTTCGTTCCATAAATGTCTACTTGAAGTCTAGGAGAGTATCTAAGTCCGAACTCGAGACATAGCTCGTACGTTATCTTTCGAGTCTTTTGTATCTCTCTTCTCGTTTGACCTTCGGGCATTAGAAACATATCTGAATTCGGAATTCCAAGCTTACACTGTAACGTAAAAATTTCCGGTGTATCTTTCTTACTTTTAACGACAAATTTAAAGAAACTAAACTCACCGTTAGATGAAAATGTTTCGAGAGCTTTAAAGTTTATTCGTAATGTATTATGTCGAATAGAATTTCGTCCGCTTCGAAATCCTGAAGACTTTAGTTTCGGAGATACTGCGAAGTATATTTTACCTTTAAATCTCGGAAGTATCCTTAAAAAGGATTTCGATAGAGGTACGGTTCCGTTAGTCTCAACCGTAACGTGATATCCTTCTGAAAGAAGCCTTCGTATAAACTGTTCTGAATCTTTGTGTACAAGAGGTTCCCCTCCCGTCAGAATTATATTATTCGTAATGTTTTCTGACGAAAGAGTTCGGATAGAATTCATAATACCGAAGGATGACATCGGTTTTACTCTCTTCTTCATTCCATACGCGGCGTACTTCGTATCACAAAACTTACAACGAAGATTACATCCTTCAGTTCTAACTAGTATGGAAGGTATTCCTAAGAAAGGTCCTTCTCCTTGCAGGCAGTAATATATCTCACTGACAGGAAGTTTAAACTCCGAAAGGTCTCTCATTAAATTTCTCCTTACTTCTTTATACTAGAATTACTTACTATACCAATTCCATTTCGGCCTTTTTACTATCATCTGTAGAAGATCTTCCTCGGACTTGTTGAAGTTACCTCTTTCCGACAGTTCTTGTAATTGTTTAAGAAGTCTATCGACTCCTTTGAATACGAAATTATTCTTCATCAATGTAATCAACTCATCTTCACGTTCTCTGCCTTGAGGTCTAATTCTATTGATGAGTTCGAACTTACCCCAGTGAGCCGGAAATTGAAATGTGAAAGGTTTACGGTTTAGTCTACAACTAAGATAGTCGTCGTGCTTCTTTCGAATCGACTCGGGTACGGCTCCACTATAGTTCGTATCATCTTTAAGAACTCCTAAGCCTTTATATCTATCTTCTAACTTATGAGCTTCGGCTGAGAACCAAGCCGCTAACTGTCTTCTGAAATTAACGTTAGGCGGAAAGTCATCCCAGCTCATACTGAAAAGACTATCGTAGTCCCAATGCCCAACAAATCGATTATTCCACTTCTTCAACATATTATGAACACCTATAATGATTTGAGCTTGACGTTCGAACGAGTCAGCTTGATCTCCTTCTCCAAGATGAATCATACCAAACTCTTTTAACTCTATCAGTCTATAACCTAACATACGAACTCTGAGATTGCAATCTGGTTCGATTTGATGACATAAGCGTTCATCCCAAACTCCCGCTTCAGTATTTAACTTCTCGTAGACGTCTCTCGTGATAGCCCAAAGAGCTCCAAGACCCCACATGAATTCGTTATAACCTTCTCGAGGTATCCATTCTCCTCGTCCGCTTCCTGCTGGAAGTATCTGACCGACTTCCGGAAACGTCTCAAAGTATTTAGAAAAGATTTGATTCCAGCCTTTAGCTAAGACGACGTCTTTACCGTTCGTACGGCCTACTAAGATATCGTCTTCAATGTGAACGAGTACGTCTCCCGTAGCTTTCTCCATCGTAAAGTTTTGAGCTTTAGCATGATTACCGAAATTCGTTACATACGACTTTACGAAAAATTTAGTTTTCATTCTTAATACGAAATCTGTAATAAGTTTATTCGTCTTAGGATCGGTCGTCTTATCGTTTGCTATAATAATTTCACACGAACCTTCTAAAGTTTCTTCTAGACACTTCAGCGTCGGTTCTAAAAACTCAGGTCGATTGTGACAACACAAACATACGCTCACCGTCTTACTCATTTTTATTCTCCTTACTATATTCGTTACACCCAATCTTCAACCTCTAAGTATCTTTCCCGGCTTGTAACGTCGCCAAAAGTTTTCTTTAAGGACGGGTTCGACTTTCTATAGTGTTTACGTAAATTTTTTATAGCCGCTTTGTCAGACTCTTCTAACTTTAACATTCTATTCGTCTCTACATGATCTCCGAAATAAAGGAGGCGATGTAATTCTCTAGCACCGTCCGTGGCTCTATACAAAGTGTTTATCTTATTTACAATCTCAGTAACATAATAGCTAGTTTGAATATGATGCTTATGACCATACTCTCCTGAAGGATTATGAGTAACAATTATAGGAAAACGTGAAATAATACTAGTTATATGCTGATGACATTCACTTCTTGAAAGAGCCTTAAACCAAACATCTTTCTGATGTCCGAAAGAATGTTGAACACCTAGAATATTACAAACATTGGAAAACTCATCACTTCTAGGGTCTCCAACGTTACCCCCTGTAAGAGAAAGAATATGCCATTCAGATGTTCTACCTTGTGCGAGAAGTCCTCCTGCAAACAATAACTCATCCTCAGGGTGAGCTACTACAATCAAAACAGGTTTATCAATTATAAGATTCTTATGTTTCATTTTATAGACTCCAGAACTCCACTGTTATACTTTCGAATTCTAGGAAGAAAATGGTACAAATCTTTCCAACCTTTACCTCCAGGAGATTCAGGATCGTCCCAGTGGTCTTCTATTATCTCCCACTTAGTACGAAAGTACCTGGCTCCTTCGGATACAGCTTTATGACGAGTCTCTTTCCAATCCGGTCTTAGACTACTGTCATGATGAATAACGTCAACTCTATCATCCTTCGTAAGAATTAAATCGGACCATAAAAGGGTATAAGAATAATCAAAGTCATCGAATCCATATAAAGGCCAGCCTGCATCCCAACAACCATCAGGTTTTAAAAGCCAATGCTTGATAGCTTCCAGGTATCTATGATGACCTTCAAACTTCTCAGGTTGATTTAAAAACGGAATTAGTCTTTCAAGAATTTCGGATCTCCTGTTTTTAACCGTCGCACATATTTTTCTTATAGCAGTACGTGGAATGAGCATACAGTTAGATAAGATGATATTCGTTTCGATAATTCCATCTCGAGATCTTAAGTTACCTCCGCAACTCTTAGTAGCTACGGCTCCTATCATCGAACTCTTCTTAGCCGTCTCAGTCAATAACTCTGTCCATCCTGAAGTAACTATTTCTATATCTGAATCACATCTAATGATATAATCAGATTTGCATTCTCTCATAGCTTGATTCATTCCAATACCTATTCCAAGATTCACTTCATTTCGAATTATCGTTAAAGACTTTAAGAGAGGAGGCATCTTACTAGTTCGTAGCGTATCTAACAGATTTAGTACATCTGCCTCACTGTTATTATCTACAATAACTAAATTGAAAGGTTCTGTAGTTTTCTCTATGATACTTCTAATAAACCTTTGAGTCTTTTCTAAATCTCTATAACAAACGGTAGCAATATCTATCATGTGTTCTCCTCAATTTTTATAAATTCTCATACTTACGAACATGCTTTCGCTCCACTACTAATACCACCTCTCTATTAAAAATAAAACATTTTACTTCAACCTTCCCGTTCCGTCTAATATTTAAAACAATACCATGTGAAACCATACCATAACTTTTCTTAGAAATAAAAACCTTATCACCAACCTTAAAATCAATATCCAACACTATATCACCTTTTTCTATTTCCCCTATCGTTTCTAAAGTGCTTTCTAAAGCCTCCTCTTGAATAATACTTGGATATTTATTGTCGCCGTCGGATAAAAATTGAACTGGGATAGGTATATGTTCTTTTAAAAGATCTTCTAAACCGTGATCCCACCTACATTTAATAAAAGTATAGCATGGAAACAATGCCCGTGTACTATTTTGAAGTGTGTACGTAGGAAACCACAAACCCCAATCAGGATTAAGTCTTTTTAAAAGTCTCCTGATAGAAAGAATCTGAGTTTTTAAACCTAAAGGTCCCCACAAAACATACCATTGAGTACTCTCATAAGTAGACTCTGTCATTTTTAATTCACCTGTTTCAGATTTTATTAGCGTATAATTATTCATATAACCTTTTAATCTAAATTAGCCCATTTTAAAAGTGTAGAAATATTTTTACTTGTAAAATCTTTCTGTAATTCATTTAAAGAAGGAACATCATGATTCAGCTTAACGCCTTTCTTTCTAATAGTCTTAGAATCAAGTATCACGCAGTTGGAACCAAAAAGAAAAGGAAGACACGTATCTAAAGACTTTACACAAGGAATAGATCTGCCTGCTACGACATCTCTGTAAAGATTGTAACCTCCTCCCAATAAATGTATGTTCTTCTTCGTATAACCTTTTTGAACCATTTCATTCAGGATATCTTCTCTAGATGATTCTAAACGCTCCGTATCAAAAACTACGTTCTGAAAACTTATGCCAAGCGTAGAAACACGTATGTTATCATACATTTGTTTAAAACTTTTCCACCAATCATCTCTAGTCTTACCTTGAGGAACTCCCATAAAGTTAAGAGGAAGAGGTTCCTTTCCATTATCTACAAGAAGTTCATTAAACTCTAAAGCCTCTAATGTACTTGAAGACATTAACTGTTGAGTCTTTTTTACATCTTTAGGGGCGTCAGGTAGTACTATCATATTAGCTTTAATCCTACCTTGAATAACTAGAAGATCTTTCATAGGTAAGGAATATCCTAATTCAAAAGCACCGTTGTCTAAAATAATATCCTTATCTTTCTGTGTTTTAAAAAAACGTTCAACTTTAGAATTTGGCTTTATAAGATGAGCTAAAGCTAAATAAAAATGACCTCTGCATGAATATTCTTTCAAATACTTTATAGGCGTTATAATTCCAATCTTTAACATATTCCTCTCCTTACTTTAAGCGTCTCCATTACCTGGGTCAAACTAAAATCATCGTAACCTAATAAAATATGGGGTGTAACTTTAAAAGTCTTTAAAATATTTCTAATTTCAAGGTCCACAGCCGCATCATACTCAGAATATTTTAAAAATGTCATTAATGGCCTGTAAAAAATAAGATCATAAGTTGGAATTGATTTGGCTAAAAGAAGACCGTACAGAGCGTCTAATCCTAATTTATTAACTCTGGCGTAAGCACACCTACTGATAATAGACGTCGTTGTAAGAGTGATGCGCCCTCTTCTGTGTCTTTCAAGTTCGGCTACGTGAGATTCTATAGCCATCTGTAATTCAAAAGGTTGTAATGAATCTCTAATCTTCGATACAGAATCTATAGACTTACCTGTTATCATATATGTATTAGGTTTACGTGCGATCTTTAACCACTCTTTACTTAAACGTTGTATAAAATCTTGCTTATCCGAATCTTTTTTACCTAAAAAAGTTAAAAACATTATCTTCTCCTACTTTAATATACTATAATCCTGTCGAACCGAAACCTTTATCTCCTCTAGATGTTTCTGAAAGCTCTTTCACTTCTTTCAATAAAACTCTGGGAAATCTTCTGACTGCGACTTGACAAACACGTTCTCCTTTTCTAACTTCTATGTGGCCGTGTGTTTGATTATGAATAATAGGTCCGCAATCTCCCCTGTAATTACTGTCAACAGTACCCATATGCGTTGTTACTCCCCTTCGAGCCATTCCGCTACGACCTCGAACTAGTAATTCTACAAAGGGAGATACTTCAAATTGAATACCGCAATGTATAATCGTAGTACTTTGAGGTGAAAGAATCTGATCTTTAGTGGCAAATAAATCAAAGCAAGCTGTCGAACCTTCTTTATCTTCTAAATACTTCATTATCGGAGCCTTTGCATCAAGATCTGTCAACTTATATTTTACGGTAATATTGTTCTTAGAATCCTGGAAAGATTTCTTTCTGAACTTGCAAACTATTTCATCTACCAGTTGATCTGTATATTTAGGACTACATTGATCTGCTACAATATAATCTTTAGAGTATTTTTGCAAAGTATTGTACGTGATCTCATCTATAAGGCATCTATTTTTCTCGTCCGTATTTCGAACTCCATCATCAACTACTCCAAATCGTATAGGAACGTATATAATAAAATCATATATTTTCAATTGTTCAGGTATTCTACATTCTTTATAGTAAGGCTCAAGCTCCGCACCTAAAGGTGTATCAAATAAACCTGCGGCGACGCTATTGGCGTATCTATCAATTACAGATCGACTAGTTACAAGAATTTTATCATGATAAGTACTAGTCTGATGGTCGGTTAAAAGCTCTAACAGAAGCTGATTCAACGGATTCTTTCCTAGCTTATGATTCTCTATTTGCATCCTAGGTAAAGATAAAGAAGAACATATATTCTCATCAGGTAACATCTCTTGTAATTTCTTTACTATGACCTTTTGTAATGTGGACTTTCCTGTACCTTGCGCCCCGCAAAGACAAATATGTAATTTTGGTTTCATTTAATTTTACCCCTCTCTTTAAACTCTCTACATAAGTTTGGAGTGCTTCCATCTTATGATTAACGTCATCTAACTTACGTTGAGCCATTCTGAAATAAAGTCCGGCCTCGTCAAATCTACGTTGTCGTGTAACTTTTACTTCCTTCAATTCCTTTAAAGTTCTCTTAGCTTTAGCTAACCTTAATTTATCAATCTTCACGCTTTTAACTTCTTTGATGAGATATGTTCTATTTTGTCTTCAGACGTAATACGAAAATCCGGTTTTCTTTGAAACTTCTCACAACTTACAGACCTACCCGTATAACAAAGGCGCTTACAACCTGCATTTCTCTTACAAATTCTGCAATCTTTCTTATTTTCTCTTATTCCAGGTGTTGAAACTGTCATATAACCTCTCCTTAACGCTTGTATAACCTCTAGTTTAACGCGCATTTGCGCGCTATAATGCGCTTTTTACGCAGATACCCGTACCTTTAGGTACCAAACTCCTTTTCAGACGTCTTATCCTCAGTCCTATTGTGTTCTAAAACAAATTCTAACTGTAAAAACTTGACAAATTCTACTAAAGGAACGATAATTAACTCTATTTCATAATTAGAAGAGTCTAATTCATAGGCTCGAGGAATTAACTTAGAAGGATTTAAGTCCGCTACCTCTATTAAAGAACTTCTACGGAGTAACCAGTAGTGAACTTTCTTATCTTTCCAAGCCGTAGGCACGGATGCTACAGGATCTACTCCTGTAAGGTACGTAAAATCCTTCTTGGACATTACAAATTGAACTCTATTCAACCAATGTCGCGCGGGAGCTTTCACAGGTGGCTTCAATTTCCAAGGAAAAGCTAGAACAGAAATACGATTCACTACTTTAGATCTTTCTTCGTTCAATGTAACCCACTCTTCGTATAAATGAAAGACAGAATCGTGATCAGCTGTACGATTCATAGTTGTATAATCCTTACATTCTATTAAAAGTTGTTTCTTTATAAAAGGTATCTGAGTCCAGACGTCTCCTTTCAGGAGAGAACCTTGCGCTTGTTGAGCCATTCCTGTTCTAAAAGTTCTATCTAGAAAAGGTAAGTTTAAACATTGATCAACCGCATCACAGAGTTCAACTTCTACTTCGCGTTCAAGTGAATATCCCTTTCCCATCAATTATCCTCCTTTCTTTAACAGGTAATCATTGTTTATAACTTTGAATGACAGCCTACTGCGTAATTCTTCTGAATATACAGGTTCTTCTGTCCTTATTACAATTCCTTCTCTTTCGCTATCTTGATTAAATGCGCTTTTGCCTTTAGCGTAATCTATCCATCCCTCGATGTTCATTGTTTTTATTGTACCTACTTCTAAAATAGGGACTGTTTTTAATTTATGTCTATCGCAAAATTCTATCATATCATTATGGCTTAGATATTTACCAATTTTTATATCATAAACATTGAATATATATAAATCAGGTTCTTCAAGTTTTAAAGGATTTTTCTGTATTCCCATTCCCGCTAACTCGCCTTGTACTGCCATCATATCAGGAATATCTTGAAGTTTATATTTATTTGCCATCCTCCAATAGATATTATTTTCAGTTTCTTTTAAAGAAAGATCACGAGAACATACATCAAAATCATCATCATGCTTAATATATGAAGCTGGTGTACCATCAATCTTTTCAGTTATAATTAATTTCTTATCTTTTATCTCATCAATAATTTTTGGAACTGATTGTATTCTCATCTCATCCGTCTTAGGCGTACAACTAGGAAACACGCCTTTAATCAATGCTTTCATATCCGCAGGTATATCAGGTATATATTTTTTAATACCTAACAAAGCAGTAACATCTTTGCTCTCTGTAAATTCATACTCTTGATGTAATCTGTCATCATTGGGATATATCTTCCCATTTAATACTGTCAATGGTAATATTAAACCTTGTGATATTTGTTTTCTCATTCTAACAGTTTTCAGTCTGTATGTCATTTTACCCATATCGCCTTTCTTCCAAAGAAAATCACTCCAATCGGCATGAGGCAATAAAGAATCAATCTCACAAAATACAATCATGTCACCTATTTTAAACTCATCCTTAAGGACAACTACTTTCCATCCAAGAACAGTAGCAACTTCAATTCTATCAGCATTTTCTATAGGTTGTATATCTATTATTTTTTGTATACTTGCTAATTTTCTAATTTCCACAATTATTCTCCTTTAATATAATCATTCTCTTTAAGCCATTTTATATGCCATATTTTCATTTCTCCTAAAGCGTCTTGAATTGTATTTTCACAAACATAATGTAGGTCTCTTTCATTCGGATTTCTATAAGCTATAAAGATTTTCCCATTTGTAAGAGGTATTATTTCTAATCCAAAACCATACTTATTTTTTGAAGGTATTATTCTTGGCAACTCGACTAAGAGTTCGTTTACTTGGTAGGCATAATAATCTTGTTTCCTTAAGCAGTAATCATCTCTACATTCAAGTATATTAACACCATCGTAAGAGAACCACACTCTTTCTGATTGTTTCTTAAACCCCGCCTCTTTCAATTTCTTCGATACACTTAAACTTGTAACATTATTTTCCATCAATCTTCTCCCATTAATTTCACAGAACAAATGCCATCTGCTTTCGTAGTAGTATAAACCGTATCTGCTACTCCGCTAAGTTCTGTGGAATGAGTTACAATTACAAGCTTCACACCTAACTCTATGCTAATCTTTTTAAGGAAAGCGGCCGCATAAGGTAAATATTCTGCAGATAAGAAGCGAAAAGGTTCGTCAAAGATTAAAACTTGTCTGCCTTTAGGTTTATACAGAACTAAATAGGCTACGCGCAAGGCTACAGATACCACATCAACCAAACCTCCGCCACATTCTGATAATGAAAAAGTATTACCATTCTCCATAACTCCAAAGGATACAGTGGACGAACCTCTTTTAACATCAAAATCTATTTGAAACTCATACGAGCGATCAAAAAAGATATCTTCCAAGGCAGAATCTACTATCCGTTTTAGAGTAGAAATAGAACCATGTCTAGTAGCTTTAGCTACATCTTGTAAAAGAGCTATAGATTGTTCTACCAAACGAGCTTCAGATTCAAGTCTCACAAAATTCTTATCGTGAGATGCCTGAACAGCGTAAAGTTCTTTTAAAATACCGGAGTCTTGTGAAATACGATCCCGAATTTTACTTATGATATCTTCAAAAGACATTGGAGTTCTGTAACCTCTTTATTTATAAAATCATCTATATCTTTAATCTGCTTCTGTATAAAAGCTTCTTCCGCTGAAGAATCCTTTACACCCATTTCACCTAATCTCTCGAAAAGGTTCTTAGAGGTTTCCTCTGATACCGTTAACTTAGCCTTAAGTTGTAAAAGTTGATTCTTCAACCTTTCTACTTCTTTCTTCTCTTCTATTATATTAAATTCTGCCATATTAATCGTCCTTAAGCCTATCTGAAGCTTCTAATAAAGATTGTTTACTTCTATCAATGATAGAAGAAGGTACTTTCTTATTTGCTACTACTGTATTGAAAACGGTCCATATATCAGTTTGATCTATACTAACCTGGGAAAGTTCGGAAGCAAAATTAACCTTAGCAGAATCTTTAGTTTCTTCTAAAAACGTCTCGTGAGCCTTGAACGAAATAGGTATAGTCTCTAAACCCACGTCTTCGTTATCTATAGTAAGAAGAGTAACCGAGGGAGTTAACTTCTTCTCTGTAGAAGACTGTCGCGTAAAACTTCCTGTATTCAAGAAAAGAGTTTTAGAGTTCTTTATCATAAAAGGGTGATGCCAGTCTCCTGAAAAAGATACTCGTACGTTCTTAAAAGGTTTCTCAAGATCTTCAACTAGATAATAATCAAACGGACAAGGCTTAGGTGTTATCATATGATGACTTACGACTATATCAGGTTTTACTTTATCAAAAGTCTTTATGGTCTCATTAAAATTCATATCTGCTGACAAACCAAAACACTTTAAACCGTTTATGGTTCTTAAACCTATTAAAGGTTGAACCATCTTGCATACATAAAGAAGTTGTAAACCTGAAGATTTAAGTGTCTTAGTATTTCTGTACCTCATATCATGATTACCGGGAACTACGTACATAGGTATACTGAAACGACTTAGTTCTGAAATCATGTCACAGAAGAAAGAATCTAGATCAGGTCTGGCCTCATTAAAAAAGTCGCCGGCATGGAGAATAAAATCAACTTGATTTCGTTTAGCTATCTCATGTATTTGACGTATTTTATTTAATTGAGTATTCCTAAAGTCGTCGTGTCTACATGACGGAGTATCTTTTCGTAAGTGCCAGTCAGACGTGCATAAGATCTTCATTCATTATCCTCTTACTTTATTTTACTAGAATCCTTTAGAATCACTCTAACAGCACCGTCAAGGGCTAGAGAAGGTTCCTTCATAGTCTTTCTTACCTTAAACTCCTGTCTCTTACCTTTATTCCATTGACTCACAGGTCTTAAGTATCCTACAGATCGAGAGTACACTTCACAAACAGCTTTGCACTGGGGGCATTCTTTAACTTCCCCGTTTAAGTATCCATGTTGGGGACATATACTAAACGTAGGAGTTAACGTGAAGTAGGGAAGCTTATATCGCGTACATATAGTCTTTACCAAAGTCTTTACAGAAGTAGACTCTTTTATTTTTTCTTTCAAGAAGAAATGTAATACAGTGCCTCCTGTATACTCACATTGAAGCTTGTCTTGTAAATCTAAAGCTTCGAAGACGTCGTCAGTGAAGTCTACTGGCAACTGAGTAGAGTTAGTATAGAAAGGATCTGATCCTTTCTTATAGTCTTCTTCATTAGCACATATAATAGAAGGATGAGCTTGTTTATCTATAAGGGCTAGCCTGTACGAAGTAGACTCTGCAGGAGTAGCTTCCAAGTTATATAAATTCCCAGTTTCCTTTTGAAATTCTAAAAGTTTTCTTCTCATGTAGCCTAAAACTTCTAAACTAAACTTCTTACCTTCTTCACTTCCAATATCTTGTCCTAGAAAGTTTAAACAGGCTTCATTCATACCCAAAATACCTATCGTTGAAAAATGATTCTTCCAGTAAGATCCTGTTCTCTCTTTCAAAGACGAAAGATAAAACTTGCAGTAAGGATAAAGATCCTCTTCAGTAAAGTTTTCGATTAATGTTCTCTTCGTTTCAAGACTATCTTTAGCTAAAGACATTACTTCGCCCAGTCTAATGAAGAACTCCTGGCTATCTTTAGATGTATGTCCGAGGATAGGCATGTTAATTGTAACAACTCCGATGCTACCTGTTAAGGGATTAGATCCAAAGTAGCCTCCACCCTTTCTAGTTAACTGTGTTAAATCTAAACGTAATCTACAACACATAGACCTTACGTCTTCTTCTTTCATATCGGAGCCTATAAAGTTAGCGAAGTAGGGTAATCCATATCTAGCTGTTACATCACACAATAAATCACTTATAGGATTGTCCCAATCAAAGTCTTTCGTAATATTATACGTAGGTATAGGAAAAGTAAAAACTCTACCTTTAGCATCTCCTTCTCTCATAACTTCCAAGAAAGCCCTATTCAACATATCCATTTCCATTTGAAACTCTGCATACTTTTCCTTTTGAAGTTCTCCCCCTATAATAACAGGAGTATCTTTATAGCACGAAGGTACTTTTAAATCAAAAGTTAAATTCGTATAAGGTGTTTGAAAACCTACACGCGTTGGTATGTTCATATTAAAAAGAAATTCTTGCATAGCCTGTTTTACTAAAGCGTACGAAAGTTTATCATATCTAATATAAGGCGCTAAAAGGGTATCGAAATTCGAGAAAGCTTGGGCTCCTGCGGCTTCTCCTTGGAGGGTATAAAAGAAATTGACTACTTGGCCTAAGGCGGTACGAAAATGTTTAGGCGGCTTAGCTTCAACTTTTCCTGAAACTCCTTTAAAACCTTTTAGCAAAAGTTCGGGTAAGTCCCATCCTACACAATAAGCAGATATAGAACCTAAATCGTGAATATGAAACGAACCTTTAGTACAAGCTTCTTTTATGTCAGAGGAGTAGACCTGATTTAACCAGTACTTCCTACTAACCTCAGACGATATATAATTATTCAAACCTTGAAGAGAGTACCCCATGTTACTATTTTCTTCCACTTTCCAGTCGTTCTTTTTAATGTACTCGAGAATATATTGAGAGTGAAAGGAACTCGAAAGGTCTCTTAAACGACTATGGCGATCTCTATACAAAATATAAGCCTTAGCTGTTCTAACGAAACCTCGTTGTATCAAAGCTTCTTCTACGAAATCTTGAATAGTTTCAACATCTAAAATTCTAGGTTTATTAACCGAGCTTTTAGATATTATAGCTTCAACGTCATTTAAGATTTCTTTTAAACTGTAATTTGAAAACTCATTAGTTACGGCTCGGGCTGCGTCAACCGCATCTAAAATTTTATTAGATTCATAAGGAACTTCAGTACCGCATCTCTTTTTTATAGTATTAATAGTCATAAGCCTCCAATATTTTATCGAATAATACAACGACGTACTATTTGTTGCAAAAGAATCGTGTTTCGAGTTTTTTCTAAGTCTACTTCGAGATGATTAACGTTCTTTAAAGTCTCATCTACTATCTCCGCATCTTTTTTAAAAGTCTGTAAAACGTACAAGGAAGACCCTTGAACCATCTTAGCTGTTCTAATTAAATCAGAATAAGTTAACGTTGGAATAGCTACAGTTCTAAACTCATACGGAATATTAGAACTTCGTATTAGATTAACGCTCTCTTTTATTACAGCTACATCTACAACAGAGTTAGTTACAGAGGTATAACCCTCGGAAGGCGCTTTTATGTCCATCGCTATGTAATCTAACATAGACTTCTTTAAAAGATGTCGTAGCATAGAGGGATTCGTTCCGTTGCTGTCTAACTTTACCTTATAACCCATACCCTTAATTTTCAAAATGAATTCAGGTAACCCTTTTTGAATAGTAGGCTCTCCCCCCGTAATCGTTACACCTTCTAATAGGTAACGCCTCTTTACCAAGAAGCGAAAGAAACCTGCCTCACCAATAGTTTGATGAAAAGGGTCTTTAGAAATCTTCTTAGGTATTAAAGAAGGATTATAACAATAGGAGCAACGAAGATTACAGCCCTGAAGAAAAATCGTACAGCTTAACTTTTGAGGAAAGTCTATAAAAGATGTAGGAATGAAACCGCCTATTTTCATTTAGACGTAACCTTGGAAAGCTTCGTAGACTGTCCACACGTAGGACATACACCTGCTTCAACTAAATGATCGGAAAGTTTAGTCTCAGAATATTTTAAAGTTGTACCAAACTCGCATATATTTCGCTTTGTACTCTCTTGTGAAACTTTTTCAGACAAGTATCTCGTATAGATATCTTTGAAAGAAATTAACCTTAGAAGAAGATCATCCCTTTCTTTCATCTTAGATTCTACTATTTCTATTCTACTTAAAGAAGGTTCAATTATAGGTTCTAGCGAAGACTTAAGTTCAGTTAAAGCTAGGAGTTGTTGTGATAAGTTTTGAAGTAACACGAGACGATTAAAAAAGTAACGCCTCTCTGCGATAGAACTCTCTACATTTTTAAATTTTTCTTTGGCTCCTTCCAAATAATTGAAACTGTTTAACCTTGCATCAACTTCAGACAGATTAGTTACAACTCTATTTAAAGAAGCGTTAACCTCTTTCTTGATCTTTAACTCTTCGCGAATAGCTTCGTCTACAATATGCACACCTGTTAGCCTGTTTAAAAGTTTAGCCGCCTTAGGTTCAGATTCAAAAATAAGAAAAGGGGAATCATGTTGATCCGTGACATGTAAAAGAATCTCGGATGATCCATCTCTAATAGGTTTAACATTCATAAAGGTACAAACTTCCTCAGGAATACTTCTACCTACGCTTGTATAATCGTTCGAATCTATTTGATAAGAATTAGATCCCTTACCTTTAGTTCTCGTTACATTCTTACCTTCAAGTGTAACACTTACCGAGGCTTTCTTTTGACCTTTTCTTATAAAACTCGAACCTCCATAAAAATCATAAAAAATCCATCTGAATGCCCTAACAATACTCGACTTACCTGTATCTGTAGGTCCTACTATTACTATGAACTTTTTAGATAAGTCGAGTAACGAATTTTTATGTGCTTGGAAGTCTTGAATCGTGAGCTTCATATTATAACTTTGGGTCTCCTTGAACAGGTGGTATGCCTTGATCAATAGGAACCTGAACCTGAGGTTGAGGTGCTACAGGTGTAGTAACAGCAGGTTGAGGTGTTATAGGAATTTGAACCTGAACTTGAGGAGTTACAGGAACAGGAACTTGAACCTGCGGTTGAGGTGTTACAGGAACTTGAACCTGTGGTTGAGGTGTTACAGGAACTTGAACCTGTGGTTGAGGTGTCACGACGGGAGCTGGGACTTGGACAGACGGAGGAACGACTGTAGGAACAGGCGTTGCAGGAGCCTGAGCTACAGGTGGGGGAGTTATAGGAACCTGAGGTGTTACAGGTACTTGAGCTCCAGGAGCCGCCGCTTGAGCTTCGTTGCCTGGAATACAATCAGCTGGAATAATAGGAGGAGTAAAAGGCGTTCCTTCAGGAAGAAGATCCAGAACCTTCGTTCTCGGGCCTGTATTCGTAACAGTTCTTTCCAGCTGTCCTACCGCTTTTTTATTAAAGGCAGAAGCTAAGTCAAAAGATTGACCTACAGAAGGTAATGGAACTCCTAACGCTTGACACCACTTTCCTGCTTTGCTTAAAGAACTTATAATATTAGTAGAAAACCCTGTAGTGGATACACCTGCTAAAGGACCTTCGGCTATCACAAACCTCCAATTAAAATATTGACCATTGTCCCCATCCTTTAATTCTATGTTCTGTAAAATAATCATCTGACTACCTGTGGGTATATCTGCACTGCCGGATACTTTTACTATCATTATACTGCCTCCTGTAATACAATTTTTTTTTCTAAGTTACGGTATAATGTCCTGGAACCTTTCCAGGATTAGGATTATACATAGAATCTAAACTACTGCGTAATGTAGAAATCTGATCTTTCAAATTAAAATTAGTAGATTCCAAACAACTTAACCTTTGTTTAAGAACCTTTAAGCAAACTTTAACTCTCTTTAATTCAACATCTAATGTATTTAAGTATGAAACGAGATCACTAACTTTATTATTTATACTAGCCTCTCGTTGACCTATAGTATTCAAATCTTTTATCTCATCATCATGAGTAACTAGTATATCTGAAATTGTTTTGTAAAACGTTTGATATATAGAATTCAATTCTTCTATTACTCCACAGTGAACGAGAGAAGCTTCATATACCTCGCCACATCGATATCTGTAAGCCTGCAACTTATCATAAACTCTGCAAAGCTTATGTAAATCTTCAGCGTTAGGAATTGCAGGATAAGCAAGAGTTATACGATACTGACGAAGCTCTGTATAAATCCCTGTATAGTCTAACGTAGGTACAGTTACAAAATCAGGTATTACGGGTAAAGTATAATTACTCATCAGATTTTAACCCCATTATTAATCTAGTCAATTGATCATTAGGTTCTGCTCTCTCTCCTACAGCTATACTAAGTCTAGGTAAAGCTCGTCTAATATCATTTTGAGTGCCTATGCGGGCTAAATTCGAAACATATAAATCCTCGGCTTGAAATTGTTCAGGTGTAATTGTATCCGGAACATCTTTTTCTATTTGAATCATTGTACCAAACTTAAAAGAATTATAATCTAAAGATACCGATTGATCATAAGTTTTCGTTATTTTTATTTTCATGCTATTAAAAGTCCTTTAGTTAAAGCTTCGTTTACGTCCTTGCATCCATCAGGTAATACTAATTGACTTACTTTCAAACCCCTGGATTCAAAAAGCCTCCTAACTTCCTCAAATCCTTTTTGACCCGCTAAGTCGTTATCGAAAGATACTACAACCTCATTACATATTTGTACTAGAATCTTAACCCAAATATCTCTTAAAGCATTAACTCCAGGTATTGCTATAACAGACTTGTAACCTACTGACAATAAAGTTAAGCAATCAAAAACCCCTTCGCAAATATAAACTCTGTCTTGCTTTCGTAATAATACATCGCTATTATATGGTAACGGAAGAGAACCGGATAAATTTAGATATCTGGAACCATAATCCGAGAAGGACCTCCCTTGAAAATACGTAACAATACTTCTGTTATTAGTTAAATAAGGTATCAGCAAAGGATGAAAATCAAAACGACCTCGTAAATTCATCGTCGAATCTTCTTCCTTACTATCCTTTTTCACAAGTAATCCCGCTGTATACAATTGAGCCGGCGTGTAGCGTTTTAACAACTCCATAACAGACGAAGGATTATAAGCTTTCAATTGCAAAAACTCTACAACATCCGACTTTAAACATCGTTCCTTTAAAATATAATCTCTAAGATTACTTTCTAGTACGGGTACTTGTAAATCTAAAAATTCCTTATATATCTGCCAACGAAGTCTAAAAGAAATAGATTCCTTCTCTATAATATTACTCACAGGCTTAGAAGTTGTATCAGAAGAGTAAAGAAATTCTCCACTCTTAAGTTGTTCACAAGCTTCAGGATAAGTTACTCCTTTCCAAGCGGCATATAAATGAATAGCGTTACCTTTTAGACCACACCCGAAACAATTAAAAACACCTTCTTCAAGATCTGCAGAGAAAGACTTTGTCTTACGATCATCGTGGAGTACACAAAGGCCTAAGTAAGTACTCTTATCTCTATCTACATCTTCAAAACCCATCTCCTCCATGAGATAAGCTAAGTTAACCTTATCTGAATTCAAGGAATTCTTTTTCATTGAACTATAGCTCCTAATTTTTGAAGTAACTCTTCCATGTCGCCTACATAAGATCTATCCCAGTCTATGCCCAGTTGAAGTGCGACGTCCGCTCCGTCCCTCCACTTAATAACTTTCATATCTAAAACTCTTTGCAAAGTACTGGCAACAGCTTCCTTCCTTAAATATACTAAAAGGTCTGCGCTCCATGTAAGAGCATCAGAATAAGATACGTGCTCTGTACCTATTTCTTCCAATTTTAAATTCACTACAGATTTATTAGCTTGAACTGCAGACCATAGATCAAGATCTTCTCTACGTGCTAATTCTTTCAACTCTCTAGAGATGATTAATAAATCCTTGGTTAAATCCCCTGTCCTACCTGTAGAAGGACTCATCAAGTTAGCGTAATCTATAATAAGACCGTGTAAAGGTTTCTTCTTTTTATACCTTTGAATAATAGGATTCAAGATAGGAACGGAACAACCCTCAGGTATGTCAACTATATGAAAATCCCCTTTCAAATTGGCCTTCACCTTAGCTATTTCCTGAGCATTAAAATACTTTGCCCTATCTTCAGCTTCTAATTTACCTTTTCTTAATCCTGTAGACGATATTAAAAACGATCTGGAATCAAATAGTCTCATCACTTGCTTAGCAGGCATTTCAATAGTGACATACATAAAATTGTAACCTCTAACGCAACCGTTATAAGCTACAGAGAAAAGAGTTCGGGACTTACCTCCACCTGTTCTAGAAAATATAAACGAGAGTTCTCCGGGAAGAGATCCTCCTATTAAATCATCTAAGGCCTTAAACCCTGTAGGAATACCTTTGAACGTATTAGGATTAGCCTCATCTATAAGATATTCTTTCTGACGCTCTTCCAACTTATCTACAGCAGAGAACTCTTTTATCTTTATGTCTCCTGAAACGGAAGCTTCGTAGGACTGTAACTTCTTCTGCAATTCAATACTGGGAGCCCCACTCAATAAACTTTTACGTACTATATCAGTGACTTTAAGAATGTTTCTCTTCCTGCAAAGCTCTGTTACGATTTCAAAATTGTGTACAAATTGCCCATCACTGGGTTTAAACGTAAGCAAACCTTGATATGTTAAAAGACAATTTGTCTTTATCTCTTCAGGAGTTCTATTTTTAGTTAATCTATCCTCTAACGTCTTCCAATCCAAAACATCCATAGAGTCCAAGAAAAACTCTTTAGCTTCATGATATACCGTTTTCAATCTCTCATCTGTAAAATGATCAGGGGATATCTTTAAATGATAATCTCCGAAAGTTTCTTTATTTTGAATAAGATGAGATAACACATAATACTCTGCTTCGGTATCCTTGAACATTTTCTCCCCTATAACTCATCAAAACTAAAATCTTTGACTAACTTATCCTTTAACTTCTGGCCTCTAAAATCATCTGCTACACAGTCTATGCTTAAAAAACTTCCTAGAAGAGTTAAACCCAAACTAGGAAACTTCATGTTAATGGCATCAATAGACGCTCTTGAAGTAATAATCGTAGGGAGCTTCATGCTCAACCTCAAGGATAAAATACTCTCCAAATAAGTGACGGCGAAGTTTACGCTTCCACCTGTTATAAATGACGATTTAAAATTAACTAAGTTATCTAACACGTCAGTTATATTATCTATACATAAGAAAGTATAAGCTCTGCCATATTTATCCGCGTCCAAATTATTATCCGATACTTTACTTAGCATCCCTGCATACGTCACAAAAGAGGATGAGTAACCTAATTTCATCAACTCCTTTGTTATTGAAATAGCTAACGGCGTCTGTCCTGCCTTTGGAGGACCTGAAAGAAATAAGCCTACGCCTTTACTTACAGCTTCGTTATGTTTATCTAAATATTTTTGAGCATTCTGAAACGTAATTGAATTCTTATAAATATAATCCTTAAACTCTAAATTTCGAAAGCGTTCCGGTATTGTTGCATTAGATAATCTCACCTCGTAGGCGGCGTCTTTAGAACACTCGCACTCTGTAACTTTACCCGACTTCAAAACCCATCCGGTGCCTTTGCATACCTTGCATTTCTGAACTCTCTTTCTGAAGTCTTCTAGATTCATCACATTAACTCTTTCACGCGCCTCTCAACGTCTTTAAAATAAACATCATCTTCGGACAAAGCTTGTCTGAACTTATCCCAACCTTGGAACTTCTTCTCGCCATCATGTATCCAAGCCCCTTTCACTTCAAACATCTTTAAACACTCCCCCGCTAAATATATTAAGTCCTGTATAGGATTAAAACCTTCCAGTAAAGCTAAATATATACTAGCTTGTCTCATAGGCATTCCTACTTTATTCTTAACTGCTTTGACTCCTAAACAATGACCTATTACACGTCCTTGGACGTCTTTGACTTGAGAACCGCTTATAACGTTAACTCTCAATCTAACGGAGCTGTAAAATTTCAAAGCCTCTCCGCCAGGAGTTGTTTCAGGATTTCCAAAAGCCATAGGCTTTACCCTTGTCTGATTAACAAAAATAACTAACGTTTTTGACTTACCTATGATAGGCGTCAATACTCTCAAGGCATTACTCATCATTCGAGCCTGCAATGCTACAGAAACTTTACCTATATCCGATTCCAGTTCAGCTTTTGGAGTTAACGCTGGAACAGAATCTACTACTATTAAATCATGGGTTCCACTTTCTACCATCTTACGTAAGCCTTCTAAAGCCTGTTCTCCTGTATCGGGTTGAACATAAGTTAACTTCGTAATATCTACTCCGTGTATTGTAGCGAACTTAGGATCGAACGCATGTTCGGCGTCTATGAGAGCAGCTCTCCCATCCATAGCCTGAACTTCCGCTATAGCTTTTAAACATAATAATGATTTGCCACTTGAAGGTTGACCGTAAATTTCTATAATTCTACCTCGGGGATATCCTCCGATGCCCAGGACATAATCTAAACACAAACTTCCTGAAGGTATATGAGGCAACGCCTTGGGTCTGTCCGAAAAGGTTCTTATATCTAACTTCAGATCCTTTTGTAATGCTGAAAACAATTTATCAAGTTCTTTCTTTGAATCTTCCGTCATCTATTTCTCCGTCGTCATACAAAATTTACGATTCAGGCCTATATAATCTAAACTATGACTGAGAGGCTTAACTAAGGCCTCTGCAATTCTAGTTAAGGCCCCTCGACATGGTAAACACCACCAAATCACCTACTTTATAATTATATCTCATTTAAGTGCTGCAACTTTCTTAGGTTCTAAGGCCTTATACATAATACTAAAATCAAAGGCCTCTAACGTCTCGAGATTCTTGAATACAGGCATCTTCGAACCTTTAAAAAGTTTTATCAAATAAGCCCCACCGCTGTCTACGCAGTAATCCGGCTTGAAAGGAATTCCTAACTTTTTAAAAGCACTGTCTACGCCTTTCTTATTCTTCATAACATTTCCACAAGGTTTCGCATAAACATCTTTTATGAACAATGCGAAGTCAGAGTTCTGTTCAAGAAACTTTCGACAATGGGTTGGGCCTGCTTTAGACCACAGATAAATATTGCATCCTATGTCTCTCAACTTAGTGAATACTTCAAGCAGTCCGGGTCTAGGCTTCTTACAAGCCTCGTCCCATATTGTCAGATCCACTTCGAAGAATACTTTAGGATTAACAGTCGACTCTACTTTATCTATGCCTGAGGTAACAGACTCATCTGTTATAGGTGAAGGTCCGCTCTCGCCTGCAACAGATTTCTTTACGATAGCGTCTCCAATGCGTTCATAGCCTTCAGGTACTTCTTCTATACGTTGTTGAGCCATTGCTTTAGCGGCTTCAGCTTGCACTGGGAAGTTAGAACCTTCGGCTTGAGCAGGTTGAACTATAACCTTCGTAGCATTTTCAACTGTACCTTGTTTACGTATCCCGCTTAATTTTTTATCTATCTCAGCTTTCGTCACCCTAGGTGTCATTGAGTCAATGTATTTACAATACTCGCAATCACATGACGCTTTAGGTATAGGTCCGTTCAAACAATCCACAGCGTCGAGATACAACTTCAACGCTCTTTGAGAATTTATCTCAACAGGGATGACCATTGTGTCGAACATTATAGGCACAACTTTATTTGTTTCAGGACTACCTGGCACAGGTTCACAATCCTTCGGCCAATAATACATCAAATAACCTAAACTGGCTACAGATAAACCTTCGGCTTGTAACAACAGGCCATAAGTATCCAACTGGTGTCTGTACCATTCTATTACATACTGCGGAATTGGTTTAGTTCCTTTTGTCTTATAATCTATAGGACTAACTGCACTGTTATCATGTTGGAATACATCATCCAACGCTCCGAATATTGTTAACTGATCGTTTACTACGTAAGACATACCACTTTTCCAATGGCGCCATTTCTTTAATTTGACTGCGTCCTGGTAAAGCATTCCTGAAACGGAACCTTTCATTTCTCTTGGAACGTCTTTATTTACTCTGCACCTATCAAAATGCTCTTTCACTACGCGGTCTATACCGTTTGGAAGACTTGGAAACATTCCTCTCGGTCTCGCTTTCTTCTCATTCACATCTAACCAAAAACATCTTGGACATTTTATGAATACTGTTAACTTTGATGGTGATAATCTATATTTTCTTTTTTCAGACATTTCTATTCCTCGCTCTTAATTTATTTTCATGTCTTAAGCCCGGCGGTAACTTTTCTTTATTAACCCATTCAAAATATTTTATAGGTTTTGGTCCTAATTGATTTTCCGGTCTTAAACAAGGTTGTATCTTCTTACACATTTCTATTCCTCGCTCTAGCAATATGATCCAGGAACTCAGCTTTGGCATGCGGTCGTGTTGCAAACACGCCAAGCATCTCACTAGTAGTCGTGACTGGGCCCGTTTTTTCCACTCCGCGCATTTCCATGCACAGGTGGCGACCCTCTACTATAACTCCTACTCCTAAAGGTTTTAAATAATCCTGTAACGTTTGTGCTATTTGACAAGTCATTCTTTCTTGTATCTGAAGCCTTCTTGAAAAAGCTTCTACTAATCTCGGTATCTTTGAAAGACCTATAACTTTATTCTTTTCAGGTATATATCCAACATGAACTACCCCAAAAAATGGTACGAAATGATGCTCACACGCTGAATAAAAAGGTATATCTTTCACTACAATCATCTCCTTAACCTCAGTCGTAAAATGAGCTACGCTGGCTATCTTATCTATATCGGCCGTATAACCATTTGTAATATCTAGCCACGATTTCGCCATCCTAGTAGGTGTCTTAATCAAACCCTCTCTCGTCACATCTTCTCCAAGTATTATCAACATCTCCTTCGCTATCTTTTCAAGTTTCTTAATTTTCTCTGCCTTAACCAAATCTTTGATAGGCTCTGTATTCTCTGACGGTGTTTGTTTTTCCATGTGTAGTCTCCTTCTTATTTTTGAATCACTTATAATTTATTATACTAGAATCTTTTGTTATATGAAATCTTCATCTTCTTCAAAAGCCTCTTGATCTTTTTCGGCTTCAATTGCCACGGTCTTACCCTCTTTCCAACAGTTTGAAATATCTAAATCTATTTCTATAGGAACGTGAGGACTCATAACCCTAACAGTCATTTCTTCTCGGATAATTGGTACAGCTACATCTAACTCAGCCTCTAATACTTCATACATGGCGGAATCATGTACTGTTAATATAAATCTTGATTGCATCTTTAAACTATTGAATCTATTCGTAACTCTAATTATAGAAAGCAGTGTAGCATCGGATGCCGCAGATTGAATAGGAAAATTCATAGCCTGACGACACGCTTTCATCTGAGCACCATAATTGGATCCTTTTATATCAGGTAAATGCCTAATACGCCCAAACATTGATACTGACTTTCCGTGGGCCTGGGCATATGCAATAGTAGAATCTATCCAATACTTCGCCCCTACATACATTGAAAAAAACTTATCTATGAAATCTTGGGCTTCTTCTACAGGAATTCCATATTGGACAGATATAGATTCCGCTTGCCTGCCATACATAATACCAAAAATTACGGACTTAGCTGCATTTCTTTGCGAGTCTGTTACCTGATCAGGAGGTATATTTAACAAACGAGAAGCTACCATTCTGTGAATCTCTACACCTGAATTAAAATCGTGAATAAGTTTAGCATCACGACTGTATGCGGCTAAGGCTCTAACCTCAGCTTGCTTAAAGTCAGCGTCTATAAGTTTAAATCCGGGTGAAGCTTTAAAAATATTTCGAATGACGGATAATTTTGGAATGGTTTGCAAACCCGGTCTTCGTACAGAAAGTCTACCTGTCCTAGTACCGTGAATATGGAAGTTACAGTGTATCTTTCCATCCATATATTTTAATCTTTCTAAATCTTGAGGCTTCCAAAGTTTTAATTTCTTCTTTCTCTTTCCTTTCTTCTTATTGTACTCTTCTGTCAATCTATTATTTATTTTTGCAGTATAATAAGGCTCATTTACTCCCAAAGTCTTGACGTCATCCGCATTCCAAAAATTAAAGTTAGAAGGTACATCATTTTTAAAGGCTTCTTCTATTTCAAGAGGATTAGGACCCGGAGACCTCCGTGTAAAAACAAAATCACGAGCACCTTGCAAGTATGTAGATGTCATTTTTGTTAAATGTCTGTACTTTACAATAGGTTCGACAGCAACATTCTGTGCAGATAATAATTTTAAACCTTTCGCATTCAACGAAGGCCCTGTCTTACCCCATAAATCATTATCCTTTAATACCTGTGAATCTAATTTTAATACATCAAAAAGAGCTTTACATAATTGAGGATAAGAGCCTAAATTTAATTCTGTACCTACGGTCTTTTCAAATTCCTTCTTTATTACGAGACTCTCCGCTAAAAATTCATTAGTTAACTTCTTAGTCAAATCAAAATCTATGTATACTCCTGTATGCTCTGCTTCAAACAAAGCAGAAGATAGAGGCATAGTAAGATTCTGAAAAAGATTTGTTAAACCATTCTCGGCTAATAACTTCTCAAAGACGTTATAACAACGAAGAGTACAATCACAGTCAGCACTATTATATCTACCAAGAACTTTCCAAGGTATCTTTAAATAATTTCTTTCTTCTTTTTTTAAATGATCCAGATAAATATGTATACCATCTTCATAGCCACCCATATCAGTATATTGCCAGGCTAACTTTTTTAAGCCGTGCTCTGCTTCTGATACTAAAAGATGATGCATTAGCATCGTATCAGCTTTAGGTCCTGATATCTCTATTTGAGCTTGTCTCATAAAGTGATGCTCAAAAAGTTCGTTCTGTGCTATCTTTAATGTATCAGGTCTACGAAACGTAGTCTGCAAGGCAGGAAGAATCTTACCTTTCCAGGTTTCATCAGACCAAAAATGAGTTCCGTCTTCGTTTAAAAACCTTAAAGAGACTCCTGTAGCCTCTACCCAGGAGAAACCTAAACAAATAATATCATCCTTCATCCAATCCTTTCCAGTGGTTTCTATATCATAAGCAAACTTATTTAATTTTGGGTGAGTTAAAGCGTTTAAAAGATCATCTAGTGAGCTCACGGTATCTACTAAAGGGTAATGAACTTTCCTTTTTGGTGTTAAATCAGGAGAAGAGGATTCAGCCAAAGCTTTTTTTAAATCTTCTACTGTCGACGAATATAATTTAGCGTCCCTCAATAGCATTGCAGGGTTTACTATAGGAATTATCTTGCATTTATACTTTTCACTGTACAATACTTTTCCACGTTCTCTTGTTATACCTTCTACTTTTCCTTCAACAACGCTTTTCAACGAAATATTACCTGCAGCTATAATGACATTAGGTTTTATTTCTGCTATCTCAGCCTCTAAATAAGAAGAGCATGCGATCAAGTGCTCTGGTTTTATGGGAACCTTCTTTGCAGATCTCTTCGCGTCCACCGCTCTGCATCTAACCGCATTGCAATACCAAACGTCTTCAGCCTTTATTCCGGCTTCTTTAAATAAATCTAAAAGCATCTTACCTGCTTTACCTGAGTAATTGCGGTGAGTCCTCTCCGTATCCATATCAGGCGCTTCGCCTATTACCATAATCTTAGCTTTCTTAGAACCATTACCTTGAAAACAATTTATATGGCTGTACAAAGAGAGATTGCATTTTACACATTTCGGCATTCAGACTCCTTCACAAGTTTTTCCAATACGTTAAAATCGTCATCGCCTATACTCCATCTACAGAGAGTATGAAGACTATCTGACTTTAAATTTCTAAGAGTTGTGAATCCTCTAGTATAGCCATTGTCTTCTAGAAGCTTTATAGTTGTAGTATTAAAGGCACCGTTCGGATACGCAAAGTCTCGTATCTTCATATCTAGTTTCGTTTCGATCTTCGACTTACTTAAAGAGACTTCGGCGAGGACGTCATCGTAGGAGAGTTCCGTTAACTTCGTATGCGTGACAGAATGTGAACCTATCTCAATCTCCTTCGATATTTCTCGCAAATCTTCCCACGTTGCGAAAGTTCTAAGAGGTTGACCTTTATCAAACGAGTTATCTTTTCCGACGTGATCGGTGCAGACGAATAAAATCGTTCGAGATGTAAGATTAAATTCACGTAATATAGGAAGAATCGTTTCAAGAAAATTCGAGTAACCTCCGTCAAAGGTAATGTACATATTAGGATTCTTAGAAGCAAGTTCCATTTGCTTACGAAAGTTTGGTATAGATACGGTATACGATGAAGCCTCTTCTTCAACTCTGTGATAGAGAAGGTAAATTCTCTTTAGAGGATCGTCTTGAAATTTATAAAGGTTTGCTTCTGAAATCGAATCTAAGTCCGTTTCAAATTTACTTTCGTTTCGATAGTACGGAGACTTTCGAGAAAAAATTTCGGATAAGATTACGGGGTAATGAATTACATGCTTATCTTTGAATAGTCTCTTCCAGAAATCCCAATCATCGGAGGAAGGTTCTACGCCATTCTTGTTACAGATGTCTACAAGCTCTGAATCATATTTCGCATTTTCATTTCTAATCTTTGGACACTTCCAACCTCCAACTTTTAAAGCCTCGGATAGACGATACGTAACTTCGCAACTACCCATAAAGTTTCCCTTCAGTAACTTCGAGTAATCGAACTCCGTGGAGCGATCTCGATAAACGGTTTCGGCGTGAATAATAGAATCATTGTATACAGCGGAGATATCATCGTTCTGTTCTAAAATTCGAATAGGTTCATCCAAACGCCCTTTACGGAACTTGTCATCATCACCTAAATGAACTATGTACTTTCCTTTAGCTATGCGTAAAGCATCGTTCGCTGGAGCTATAGGTTTACCTGATCTCTTAGATTCTGCTACACTATTTTCGTCTCTTCTAATGATATGAATTCTACTATCTTCTTTCTCAAGCTCTTTTAAAATAGCTTCTGTCTCTTTATCAGATCCGTCATCTACTATTAAATGTTCAAACGATTGCATCCGAGAATTTCGAGTACTCGCAATAGCTCTCTTTACAAGATCCTTTCTATTATACGTAGTCGTAATAATACTAACTAAAGGTTTCTTAGTATAAGCGCTTACAAAAGACTTCATCCCTCTATAATCAAACGTAAAACCTTGTAAAGGAATCCAACCTGCTCCTTTTAACATACCGAATAAAATCTCTACTTGAGCTGAGTCTTGAAACCTATGACCTATAACTAAGTCAGCATCAGAACTAGATTGATTTATAATAGCATTTATAACAGTGGCGTATTCTGAACACTTAAATCCTCCAAAGAAACCTAAAGCTAATATTAAATCATGCTTAGCGTACTTCTCTTTCAAGAAATCTTCTATACTAAATTTAATACGCGTACTCTGCCAACTTAAAGCTCGAATTATAGCTTCGGTAGAAGCGTCTATACCTGCAATAGGTGAATCCTGATACTTCTGAGAAACAAGATTAGTAAACCATCCTTCCCCACAGCCCACATCTAAAATTGAATCGTACTTAAAAGGTTTAGGTATAAGCTTTAAAGCTAATTCAAAACGTTTCTTATCGTCCGGATTCGTTAAGTAATGGTACGCGTCGTTACCTTTCTTATATAAATGATTCATTTTATCTCCTTAGGCACATACTTATAAGACCTTACAACAAACTCGGGTTCTAATTTAAGAATCTCTTTACGGGCTTTCGCCTTTCTTTTAAAAAATTGGAATTTATCGTCAAAATCTAATACTAGAACCTTGTGCTTCTTAGGAGTTCGTCTTAAAACTCTCCCTACAATCTGGATCAACTCAATAGGACTCTCTCCTGCTTTCACATTCATAAGAGTATCTAATGATGGAATGTCTACGCCTTCTCCTAGAACAGTTGTTGAAATAATACAAAGTATCTCTTTGCGCTCTAACTTCTTTAACCACCCTTCTTTATCGTCAATGTCAGACCATAGGAACTTTACCTGATCTACGCCTACAACTTTTCCAATAGCTTCCTCGAGAAGCTGTCCATGCTTTATCTGTTCTAAATAAATTAAAACGGATCGACGTTTTTGAATTCGTCTAATAGCTATCTGAGTTATAACCAAATTTCGAAGAGGATTATCTGTAATACCTCTCCTCTTAGCGTTTTGGAAAGGAGTCCATCTATGATTACACTTGTCTTTAGAACAAATAATATAGGTCTGCTTAGCCGCTTTACGCGAAGAACTTAACCATGTATTGGTACACTTAGGACAAAGAAAATCGAATTCCCCTTTCTCTGCCCTTTCCTCATAAAGAAACCTATCTGAAAGAACTTTATGTCCACATTTAGGGCACTTAGATTCTATTAAAGCCTCTGTGGCAACTTCATTACATTTAGGACACGTAATATCTAAAGTAGTCTTTCCATAATCTACGAAGAAAATATAAGGTTTAGATAAGTATCCTCTTTTAATGAGATTAGAGGCCGATAAATAATATCGCTGAGGTCCTATACACCCTTCTAACCATAAATCTATCTCAGAATCTCTGTAAGGAGTAGCCGAAAGTCCTATCCGTGAAGTGGCGTTCATACACCTGTTCAATATATATTGTATTGAATTGGAACTACTGACATGATGCGTCTCATCCGTAATTACACATCTAATATCATCTTTAACATATTTTTGAACTTCCATAGCTTCTTTTCCAAATCCCGCTTTAGCACTTTCTAATCTTTTAACTACTGTCTGGATACTTCCTATGGTAATAGGTTGTAAATCCATTCTACCATCTCCCAGGATCCCCACAGGTTTACCTAAGGCTTTAGAAATAGTTTGACTTAAATAGTTCAAAAGAATAACTCGATGAGTTAAAACTAACGTAGGTACTCCCAACTTTCCCAAGATAGAGGCTATTACAATAGTTTTACCTGAGCCTGTTGGGAGTCTAATAACGCCTCTCCACGTTTCAGATATAGCCTCTAAAGCCTCCTGTTGATAATCCCGGAGAGTAAAAGTGATGGGGTCTTCAGCTGACACAGGTAGAGGTTCTCTTAAATCTTCTACTACTATCTGAATAGGCAAGTTCCAGGACTGCACGAAGTTTAATGTCTTTCGAAATAATCCGGTAGGAAATCTGTTCTTCTTGAATAATTTAATAAAACCATCCCAATGTCCCTTACGATAAGAAGGAACAAATCTAAAGTGAGAGAGCCTGTAACGAAGAAAACTATTAATAGCCAAGGCTTGTTCAGGCTTTAAACCTAAAATCTCAGTGGTTACGTTATGAATTCTGAAGGTCAACACGTCCATATATAATAATATACTAGAACCGTGAGGAGAATAGAGAGAAGTAACCTTACACGTCGGCGACGTTTTAGTTTTTTATAAATTCCCGGAAATCGTTTATCATGAACTACTCTCATTTAATTCCCCTTGCTTGTTTAAATAATCTTTCTTTCATCTGTTCCGAACCCATACTGTAATCTTTATAGGCGAGGTCATGACAAGCTATCTTGATTACCTTATCCGAAATCAATGCCTCTGCTTTAAGTTTTAAATTCTCTTGATGTAATTTACCATGTGATTTATAAAGATTTGATATATTACCACCCATAACTTTTCTCACATTATTTGATATTTCAAGTTCTTCCTTGAGCTTGGCATTTTCTAACTTTAATAGATAAAGTAAATTCTTAAACTTACACAACTCATTCGATAATCTTTCTAACTTATTCATAATATTATCGCTCATTTAATCCCCCTCTTTTTTAATATTGCTTTAAAACATCTTTTAGATAAAGTAAGACTAAAAAATTCATCATTATTTGAATCTATAAGTGAGAAAGATATTTTTGAAACACCTTTCTTTGACATTGCTTTATTTAGAAAACTCTCATATTCTTTCTTTGACCACTTATCTTTTTCGTTCATTTCAAACCCTCCAAATATTCTTTTAGTTCTATATCATTATCAAATAACAATCTCTTATTTCCTATTTGAAATGTGGTATACAGAATAATACCTTTTGATTTTGCCAATTCAGCAAGTGATAGCTCTGCCTTTTCTTCTTTAATTAACTTTTCTAACCTTTCCCAAGATGTGCCATAATTAATTTTTTTTTCTTATCATCCAATTTCTATACTTCTCAAGTCTTGTTTTATTTTTCATTTGATTTCTCCTTTTGAGCTTCTAGAGCTCTACGAACCTTAGCTGTTATCATTCTCAAAGCTTTAGCGTCTTCCGCCGTTAAAGGTCTCTTCCATATTACTTTTAACTTCCACCATTCAATAGCATCCCAAATAAGCTTCTCGTCGTCCATCTTCAATCTCAACTTGAGATTATCTACAAAACCTTGCTCCCACTTTAATTCCTCTAACCTAGCAACGCGTAAGTCCCATAAAACTGGAATAATATCAAGATAGTATCCTCTATCTACTCGACTCTCTAAGTAGAATTCTACGTCCTCGAGGTTTATCTGGTCATAATTTAATACGTATGAATCACTTCGAAGAAGTTTAAAAGGTACACTAGTCTTCCTAGGACTGTCGTCGTAGTTGCCTCTCCAATCTCTTTTTCGATATATAGTATCTTCTGGTTTATACTGGCAAACTAAGTACTCTCCGGAATATTCGCTCTGCTCGGTCCTTACAATAGTATAGATTCCCGAGTCTGGCATATAAGAAAGTGAATATGGAAGTCGACTTGGATACCGTCCATGCCAACCGTCGTCGTATCTCGGAGCTCCGCAAAAGTAAACTCTTGAACCTACCTTTAGTTTAGCGTTTTGTTTCTCGTGCCAAACTTTATACGATTCATGACCTGTTGGAAGTAGAAATTCATCGTCATAAATAAATCTAATTTTCCCGTTCCACGTTTTAGGATTGCTCAGGTTTAATCCTTCCGGATGCGGCTTTAAGATTTGAGTCCTATCGAATAAACCTTGGAATATCAAAGTCGTCTTTCTATACTTCTCTTGAAGTTTCTCAACACCCCAGTCCCCTTCATTCTCTCTAAGATCCTTAAACTCGTTTTGTCCGGGAAATAACTTATCGGAGACTTCAATGTTAGACCATACTCGGTATAAATTATGACCATTTCGAATTAAAAAATACGTTTTTCTATTCTCCTGATTCATCATGGCGTTAACAAAAGGATGCATGCCATAATCTTTATCGTATCTTCTAGGCCTTATTGCTACAATAGCTTTCGACTCAGGTATAACTTTATCTAAATTTTCCTTCTTACAAACCCACGTATCGAAATCTTCTATATTTTGAAAGTCGAGTCCTCCCTTCCTAGGATCTCCTAACTCTTCATCCATAAACAAAACCTGTTGTCGAAACGTAATAGGTTCGTCTGGATGAGCGAGATCTCCTTCGCCTATCTGAAGCACCGTCTCGTGAACTCCGATGTAAAGCTCAATCAAATCTATTACTTTCGATATCTTAGTCATCTTATCTTCATATTGATTTTTTATACTCCGAAGATTGTTCATCTGAGCTTTTAAGAGTCGCTCGTATATTTTAACTTTATTTCTACTTGCTTCAACTGAATTCTTCATATTCATTAAAGTCTTCTTATCATTTCGAGTTGAAACTTCTCTCGATTCGGATACTTCGGATTCGTCATTCATTTCTTCTCTAAATTTATCTGAATTTTGTAAGTACTCAAAAGCTTCTTTCCTAATCTCTTCAATAGGTTTTTCTATCTTTAAATAGCTACAATTCATTTCATCAAATGGAATAGTACCATAGTGAGAAAAATGTCCGTCTTCATCAGGCTCTGCGTCTACAAGTTCGACTTCACCTTTTAAAATCTTGCCGATCTTGTAAATACAACCTCTGTCGCATATGTACCTGTCTCCGACAGTGAAGTCCTTTTTCGAAAGAGGCTTATCTGAATTTTTTTCTATTTCATTACTCATTTGTCTTCCTTTTAAACTCTCTTCGCATAGCCTTGATAACTTTAGCACCAGTATCATAATAGTCGTATTTGTCTTTCATTTTCTTTTCAAAGATAGGATAATGTCTTAAGCAAAGATGCAAGTCTTCTTTGTCATCATGGTATCCATCCATTGGCTTACAAACAACCCGTCCTTGTGGCTGTATTTTGCAACCACATACATCGCAAAATGATATTCTCATGATTTCTCCCCCTTTATTAAACGCCCTGTTACCTCGATGCCACCTGGGCATTCTTTCATTTCACAAATCGTATAGGTTCCCCAGTTTAAGTTATTAAACTGTTTCATGGCACCGAAGAAGCCTTCGCCTTTATATATCTTTGTAATAGTTTTGAGACTACTTACGCTTTGTTTCATCATCACATCCACCTGGTCCTGTTTTATTTTTCATGTGATTTCTCCTCGTATTTACCAATATCCATATTCACATAACCACAATTATCAAATTTCTTTTTAGCTTCTAGCAATTCATTATCTGTAATCTCTGGCATAGGTTCAGCGACAAAATAAGCATGGAACATTAATACAATTCCCATTCCTAACAAACAGCCTATAACCATAGTCCAGTTTATCTAGTTGTAAATTACTATTATATCATTAATCATTTCTCCTCCAATAAGTCTTTATTCTCGTGTATGTTTCCTATTATATTTTCAATATTATCAAGGTGCAGACAATGATCATTTTTTTGTATTGGATCTAAATAAAATCCAGCTATTTGATTATCACTATAACACTCATTATCTATAATTCTCGGTGTACCATTTTTAACAGTATATAGTTCACCATAATCGTGTTTAATAATATCACCTTCGTATACCTCTTTACCTTTCTTGTTTTTTATCCCTGTGTATTGTCTTAATATTGATGATTTATCATTACAAACCATTTTTCCATTGACATAAACTCTATAAAACATATCCCCGAAAAACCTTATTTCGCAATCATTCGCTTTTATAATCTTTCCTGTATTGTTATTAAAAACCTCAAATTTAATTCTCATAACTCCTCCCTCGTTAAATTCTTATAGGCTAAACCTAATATATCAAAAACGTAGTAAAAAAAGACTAGACCTACAAAAAGATTCAGTATAGGGACAGATGCAAAGTAAATTAGAATAAGTCCTGGAAAAGCTAAAGGTAATAAAAGGAAATGTCCTGTCTGTAAAAAGAAGCTGGCAAAGATAAGTGAAACTATAACAAGTCCAAAGTACTTAGACTTTATATATAATTCAGAGTTAACTTTCTTCTTGTGTTTAGTTACCTTCTTCTTAGCATATACAAATTCCAAACATCTGCAACTAGTACCTAAGCATATGCAATGTCTGGAACTATTCGATCCGAAAACGTGATTGCTTCTAGAATGTCCGCAAGTACATAAAGGATCTTTTTTTAATATATCTGATATCTTCATTTCTCTTCCTCGTATTACTTCTGAAGGTTTGCAGGTCTAAACAAATACCTAACACTGTTCATATAGGTCGAACGTTTTCCGTCAGATAAGTTTGAGATCACTTTTAAAATTGCTTCAGGTTCGCTGTGGGGTATTTTTAAAGAATACGCTGTCGTTAATGACGAGTGATCACAGTAAAAGAATATGTTGCGACTCCGAAGAAATTCTTTCGCCAGATTTACTCTGATTAAAAACGAAGTCTTACGCTTCACCTTAGTAATCCGGGTTAAAATCATCTTATCCCCTTTCTCGTGTTCTTTAACATTTTGGACCGCTTTAGCTAAAGCGTTCTTAGAACGTTTTAAAGTCTTAGTATCGTAATCTACAAGCTGTTGAAGTGTTTTAACTTTTACTTTTAAGTCTTTCATTTTATTTTCCTTAAACTCCGGTTATCTAATTTTTAATTTTGCTTTGATAGCCAGCTTGTATAGTGCTTCATATCTTGTGGGAGCATTAACCGCAATTCCTTTTTTATCAGATAAAAAACTTAACATCATTTTAACACTGCATACGCCTATAAAGCAATTAACATACTGGTTTTCAGGTTTATTTAAAGCTTTATATATCGCGTCATAAATCTTTAAAGCGTCTAAATGACTTTCTAAACCAAACTCGGTTTCTCTTTTTACAAAATTATTATAATCCTTTTTATTTTTTTCTAAAATATTATTACCAAATTTTCCCCAACTAAGAAGAAGTATATCCTTTGTAGTCATTGCAGTATAGGGTTGTGCATAATCTGTTTCTACTTTCACCTCTACTACTGACCATTCTTTAGAATTAAGCTTATGAGAAGGATCTTCATACGTAGTCTGGATATAAAAGCCAAAACTTTTTACAGGTGTTTTATTTAAAACATAATTAGCTATGTATAAGTTATCTATCATCCAATCATTCTCCCCCTCTTCTTCGAGATAATGATTAGTTCTATCTGACCTTTTTACAGTCTTTATTTTAATCAGTTCCCGCGTTTTATTGTTTCGTAAAGAATATCTTGTCATGTCAGGGTCTCCTTCATAAAGTATCCGTATACACATCTTGTTCCCCCTCTACTGCAATCAAACGTATCCCGGAAATCTCCACCTACAACAGCTACAAAATGTCTTGAAACTCTTACTATGATATCTTTAGAGGGCAATTCGTCTGACTTCAAATGAACTTTACAGCCTGATCCTATCTTCATCGTAGGAACCCATTTATAGCCAAGTCGCTTTAAATAGGGTTCATAAACTTCACGATGAACTCCTTGTCTAGGACTGGTGTCCTTATGCTTCGTACGTTTATTTGAAGTCCTTTGTTTCTGAAGGCGTCTAATTTCCTCGTAGACTTCTTTATAAGGTTTCTTCGTTACAATTGAAATAGCTCGAATCACACAGTCTTCGGTTTCACCTTTGAATCCTGCTTTAGATCTACCTCCGTCGTCGTATATCCAGTTCATTTGGAATCCTCCTCAAGCTTCTTACGTTGATAGCAGTAATGCTGAAGCTCGTGAAGTTCAGCCCTCTTTCTTTTTAAGATAGCCTGATTTTTTGCCAAAGCTTTTATCTCATACTTATTCGTTCTAATCTCCGCACATACGCTAGCATAATGTCTGTGCATTAACGAAGCTAACTGATCGAATGCTTGAGCTTTATTTAAACTTGTATCTTGAACTTTCTTCTCTGTCATATCTTTCTCCTTCACACACTTCATATTTCACTTCTTATTATATTTTACCCTCTTTATCATACAAAGGTACGGTAAATTGGTTGGAAACTCTTTAAACCTACCTTTACCTTAGATCTTTGATAGAGTGAGAACCTTTAAGACATACCTAACTGCTTCTTAAGGTCACTTGTAAGAGTTACTCCCGGAATATCTCTGGCCACAGACTGAGCGTGAGCCTTCTGCATGAATCTTTGACCTAAGGCCTTAGGACCTATACGTTTTAGAGCACGTCTCTTTAATTCCTTACGTCCTCTTTTATCACTTAATTGTTTTTGTGTCATATCGTTTTCTCCTTTCATCTTTATTTTATACTTTTGATTATAAAATCAAGTACTATATTTGTCCTTTTCTTAAAGTTTATAGTCTCTATATTATTTCCTACTCTAAGTTTAGATAGATCAGCTATACGCCCGTTCCAGATCCATGCTTGCAAAGAAGCATGAAGGACTTCTCCACCTGCATCAATATACCATGTTAAACAATCTTGTCCTCGATCTCTGAATGTAATAGTATGATCAGTCGTCTTTTTGAGCCATTCATCAAAATCTTCTGAGTTTTTAAATCTTAATGAATGGAATTCAGATTTATATTTTTGTTTACTATCTTTTATCTTTTTCATCGTATTCCTCCTATTTTCTATACAGCTATCAATTGGTCGAATTTTAAAGACTCTTCGAAGACTTTTTCTTCGACATCATACTTCCTCTCTTTTAAATTATATCCTTCTTCTTTAAGCATAGACCAAACTCGCTTGAGTCTATTATCTACATCTGCTTTAGAAAGATTCAAAACCTTTTGGATGTTGTTTCTACCTTCTCTGGGGACACCCAGATAAAGATAAAGAAGGATTTTGCGACTAATTCGGTCTGTAACCCTTCTTCGAAGTACATCGAACAATTCTCTTTTTTTCTCTGACATCAAAGATGAGGGATCTTTAATTGTTAATTCAACGGTTGTTTCTGACTCGTCATCTAAAGGTGTCTCCATCGAAATTACCTGGCCTTGAGGAATTCGCTTCTTTCCTATAGAACCTCTTTTACGAGTTGTAACTTTTCTGTAATAAGGATCTTCAACTATTCCTCTTTTATATAACTCCGTCCTTATTGCATTCTTAAAATTGTTTACGAAAACAGTGGAAATCTTTGCAGGCCTTTTCTTAATACGAAGTCGTGTTTCTTCTCTACGGGCTTTTCCATAATACTCAATAGTTCGAAGTAACGCCCCCATTCCAATTGACTCAAGTTCGGCTGAGTCTATTCCACACGTTGAGTTATTATTAACTACCCACATTAATAGATTTTTATTTCTATTATAGATTCGCTCATATACTAACCTAGTCCTATCGCTAATTTGAGTATTTTTCATTTTAGTTTTCCTTTACACAATAAAATCTCCGCAGAGCGCCAGCCCCTGCGGAGTACTAGAGAAGTGTGTGGGCGAGAAAAGCCTTGCAAGCGCAAGACAAGTAACCCTCTGGACGTTCTCTTTACTTAAATTCAAAACATTCATTTATTCTTTCCTCTTTTACACGTCTAATCTATTATACTAGAAACTTTATATTACTTAAATATTTTATTTCTTAGCCTCTTCTATATAGTGTTTTTTAGTCATATCAAGTTCTTCTTTTGTAGCAAACTCTTTATATTTTAAGGTTACTATTGTAAGACAAGCTAAATCAAAAGCCTTCTTTAAATCCTCTTTATCTTTTTCAAGTTTAACTATCTTTCTATCTCTATTTAATAATGCTATTATATGGTCTCTGTTTTTCATATTGTCTCCACCTATTTTTTAATCGATAACCTTAAAGGCTTCGCATTGTTTATAATTCTTGTTATTTCGTTGCCTCTTTTGGTTTAAGTACCTTAATAGCTTTAGCCCAACAGTAATTAGGGTGGTCTTTGTGTCTATAGCTTTCATTTATTTTAATATCACTTGCTCTCATAATATTCTCCTTTTCACACTTTTTTACTTCTTATTATATTGTATATGATTCCTTCTATATGTACCCGGTAAATTGATTGGAAACTTATTTTTTAGCCTTAGTTACCTTGACGAAAGTAGTTCCACAAGATTCGCAAGTAGGTGATGATACAGTCTCACGAGTCTCTTTACACCTATCACACCACCAGTCGTAGTTGGAGATATCTTTTGAACCTTCGTGTTTAGTAGCCTCTTCAATCTTAAGATTCATCTCAGCTTCCCATTGAGTTCTACATTCATCTGAACATAAAATATCATTATGACATTCATGACCTTTTATTATTAAAGGAGGTCCACCATCGTCTCCGATCTTTCCGCACTGCATACATTTAGTTTTCATATAGTCACCAGGAGCCATATAAAAGGTATTCCGAAGATTACTCCAATCCAAAATAATTTATCAGTTGTTTTCATTATTATCACCTCTAAAATATTATACCAGAAGATCTGAATATTCTTTAAGATGAATTGATTGGAAACTCTACTTTACACACTTCAACAAGAGTTTGTTTATTTGTCCTTGCTTGCTAGCATATCGCCTCAGTTGCGATAGCGTCCGACGATACTATCGCCGAGGGGGTTAATTTATTGCTTTAAAATATCTACTGCACCTTTAAGTTCTACATCCATTGCTATTACAGCAGAATCAATGAGAACTTTAAGTCTCTTTTCTTGTCCTTTAAGAAAAGGCAATACGGCAATCATTTTTTTAGACACCATAGCAAATTTAGCTTCGCCCATTCCTTTGTCTGGAACTAGATATTCTGCAACCTTACAAAAGGCAAGTGCTAAGTCTTGCATTAGTTTCTTTAGAATAGGGTCATCTATTTTGTCTAAGTTCCCCATTCCTTTTGCAATAATTGAAGAACCTAAATCTCCTATGTATTTCTTTGCATATTTTGTGCCTAACATAAATGCTATCGGCAACCCACCAAGCAATGCCAATGAACTCAAGTTTCCTGTAATCCAACCTGTTACTGTTCCAAGTAATGCTTCCATAATTATCTCCTTATCTTTTCTTTAGAATAGTTTTCAAAGTCTTCCAAACCTTTTTCAATGTTGAAAGGCTAATTGAAATCTTCCACTTATACTTTATAAAGTCATTATCCGTCTTTACTTTTATATCTTCTAACTTCATAAAGATACTCCTTATAATTATTATACTTGTATCTATTGCCTACTTCGCATTATACCCCTGTTTATCCAGGTGTAATAAATCGTCTTTAATCCAAAATGAGGATAATCTTTAAATGACTTAAAATCTCCGCCCCAATAAACTTCCTTATCAAAACCTGTAATCGTCTTTAATTCGCCGAGGCATGTATAATGCTTAATACCCCACAACACTTTACCTGTTTCGATGACCTTAACAGCTACGTCTATCGCTCTTGAAGGAGTGTAATTATGATCACTCTTTATAATTAATCCGTCACAATTTGTAACAATCCTCCCGGGCTTGGTTCTACCCTTAGCAAATAATCCTTGTTGTTCTTTAACCGTACGATCGACATAAGTTAAAAATAGCATCTTCTCAGGATATCTTTTAGCGTATAAAATACTTAATTCCACCCAAAAAGCTTGTAAAATTCTATCACCCTTCGCAATATTACGTGACATTATTCACTCCTTAATATATATATATATATATATATATATATAACGTTTTACTATCTTCATATCGTCTTTTATCTATTTCTCAGGATATGTCTCTTAACGATACCCAAGTCCTCTCGAATAATTGTGAGACTTTCACGAACGTGACCTAACTCGGAACCATTCTTCGCGACGTCTTTCTGTGTTTGAAAACTCGATTCTTCAAGTTTATCTACTCGTAGAGGTAGATCCCGAATAAAGTTTATCCAGGTCGAACCTCCTACGACGGCGGAGAGAACGAAACCTAGAATTACTATAAGCTTCTTAATCTGACCTCTCGTAAATAACCACGTATCGTCCGAACCGTTTCTCTTTCCCCCGAGAACGCTTTGAATGATTTTGTCTCCTAATCCTACTTTCTTGTCTGACATGACTTTCTCCTTATGTCGGCGTGGATAAATTAACTTTATATAAATCTTTGATATGTTTTTTGATTCTTTATTCCCCACCTCATACCATTACCCATTAAGAGTTTGTTATGAGCTTTTACCATAGTATGATAGAATGTATCTCTTTCATTTCTAACGGCAATCTCAGTTTTAAGTTCACCTATTGCTTTTATAATTTCTATTTTATCATCGCTGTTCATATTATTTTCTCCAAGCCATTTTAGGCGTAAATGTTCTTTGCATTATTTTATCATTCCGTAGAAACCTCAACCTCATATTTATATAAATCCTTAATGTATTTTTTGATTTTATAAAAGTTTTCGTTTCTTATATACCCCTTTTTATCGTAGAAAAAAGAACCGATATATTTTATACTTCCGTCTAATTCTAACGTTTGAATATTCTCCAGGGTACGGATAGAAACATCAGTAATTATAATAAGTGAGGTAGTGCTAACTTCAATAATGTTTACATTCTGAAGCGGTTGATTAAAGTCTTTTGTTTTGAGTTTAATTCCATCTTTTGTTTTCTTTAATTTCACATCAGTAAAACTCGAAATAAAAATTTCATATACACAACTCTCTCCACATAAAGCGAACGTAGGAAATAAAAGAACAATTAGTATTATTTTCAGTATCATTGATAACCCCCAATTTGATGTGCATATAAGTAGCTTACTTCTGCTTGACTTAATTCTTTTCCTTCATATATGACAACCTCGTCTATTTGTCCGTCCCATAACATAGTTAAACTCGGATGATACCATTGTCCTATATATAGTGTAGTTCCTTTAGTTGCATTTATGGCTGATATGGAAGTTCTTGAACCGATTAGTTTTCCGTCTAAATATAATCTATGATAGTTGCTTGATAGATTAAAAGTTCCAACGGCATGATGCCATTTCCCAACTTCTACAAGATTGCTTATA